ATTTACTCAATCCTTCAATCTGTCGTCTGGTCAGCGTCCCGCGAGACGCCTTCTTTGCCAATCTTCGGGCTGATTTTGCTATCTGCCGCCACAGTGCATCGCCTAACCGTTTCAATACCTCGTTTTTCTTCGCATCCCACGCCTGCCTGAGAAATGGCCGTGGTGATACTTGCCCGGTGTGTGTGATCTGTACCGTCCTGCCGCCGATGGTCACAATGCGGGGCTCCTTGAGGATGCGCTGTGTAGTTCCAAACTCGATGAGATGAGCCAGTGGTGAGCTTGAGCCGACATACGCCGTCACGCTCGTCCTGTCCTGCCGTCTCGGGCGCTGTGACTTTTTGAGAGACGTTGAAACCTTGATCGAATCTCTCAGGTGTCCCGAATCGACAGGGACGTTTGTTTTGGCATCGTCGGCTACGGGTTGCCCGGCGTCTTTCAGTGCGTTGCGGATTGCCCCTTTCTGCATGGCGATGGTAGGCAACTGTTCAAGGGCGTTCATGAGTTCCTTCATGCCGGTAAGCTCAAATTTGAAAGCACTCTTGCTCATTCAGCCCTCGCCGTTGCGTATATTTCCCATCCCTCGCGCCTGCCTATCTCAAGCACCCCTTTCACGTCGTATGTGGTTCCGGCGCAAACAACCCGGTCAAGGGGCGATACGTCGGTCCGGTAGCGGATTTTAAACCGGGTATCGACCTCTGCTACCGTCTGCATGGCCGCGAACCGTTCGGATCCTCTCACGGGGATCTTCTCAGCCCATACCGTGGCAAGGTCTGTCCATGTCTCCACGGCTTCACCGTAGTCGTTCTCCGTCAACGTGCGGCGTTGCAGGGTCAAGCGTCTGTCGAGTCGGCCCGATCTCATTCGAACTCCTCCCACAAGCGGTATGATGCCAAAAGCCGGTCCGCCGTCTTGTCCTCGGATACCGATTGCCCGATGATCTTCTCTCCCCGGTTTGCGTACAAATCGGCGCATATCATCAGACACGCCTGCTTTATCTTCTTCGGGATACTCGCGGCCGCCGTCCAGCCGCATACGAATTCGATGGTGATAGGATTCGAAGGATAAAGGGTAGCAGATGGCCAGGACATCCCATACGGAAGGACGATACGCCCACAACCCTCGCCGTTTAACTCGACGATATAGTCAGTTGTGACGGTCATTGTGGTTTCCGTCCCGTCGCTGTCCTTGTACTTTACGCTGGTCACGCTTTGGAGGTTGCCGAACGGAATGACAATGTAATTCTTATCCGGGAACCGGTCGAGGTAGTAATACCAAGTGGCCGTCAGGAGTTGCCGCCGCGTAGTATCCTCCACGTCCTCGCGCGCCGCCTGGATCGCATCGTTCAGCCATGTGTCCTCGATGGTCTCATGGGAGATTGTCAGGATATCAGCGCCGAATTCACAGGCCGCAACAAGCACCTTTGCCACTACGCGGATGTAGGCCATGGAGCCGGTGTATTGCTTTTCCTGAATGGCATTATCATTGGCCGCCGTGACCTGAGTATAAGCCCCGCCCGTCCAATCTGTCCATGTGGCGTTGTCGTCGCTCTCCTGGATCTTCGCGTCTACCGTACCGCCCGCGCCCACTGTCCCCGCGTTGAGGTTGACAAGGGCAGTCTTGCCGAGAACGGATACACCCGCGCCTACATGGGTCGTGTAATTGTCGGCTATCGCGTGTGACCCGGGAAGGATGGACTGTGCCGTGGTCAATGCCGTGGCGATATCTTCCGATCCCTGACGGAGGTGCAGGAGCAGTTCGGTTAAGGTGATCGGTTCAATCGTCGGGGCGGTTTTCAGTTGCGTTTTCATCGTCACCTTGCAAACGTCAATTTGATTCCTACCGTGGCCGAATTGACCGCAACCGCCGCCTGAGTAACCACAAGGGTAAGGTTTCGGCTGATGAACTTGTAACCGCGCTGAGCCGTAGTCGTGTCGAAAATGGGGGTGAAGTTGGTTGTCGTTGTCGCGCTCAGTGAAGCCCCCGCGCCCCCCAGGAGGTCATAGGCATTCGTCGTGTTTGCGGTGTAGTCGTCGGTGTAATAGAGCTTTACCGTCAAGGCATTGGGGGCGGTTGCATTGCCCGGATCAACCTCGACCTCAGCAAGGAAATTGCCCTCGGTGCCCGTGGCGCTTACGTCAATCGCAAGGGCGGGCCATGTGCCGTCATCGGCGGCTGCAACACCGGCTATGGTGATAATCTTCGACGGTGCGCCCGATACTATATCGGCGGTAGAGGTAATGCTCAAGGTCCCGGCAGAAAACGCCATGGCCGGAACTATCAAAATAAGCAACAGAGAAAAGAGAAATACTTTTTTCATTGTCGGAGCCTCCAAAAAAGGGCGGGCTGTTACACCCGCCCCCGGTCTATTAAGCCTCGTAGCCTTCAAGCTCGATCAAGAACTTGCCCGCCGTGTAAGCCGCTGCCGTTCCATCTGCGCCGCCTGTAAGATACAGATATTTATTAGCCGCCGGTATAGCACCGAAAGCCTTGATAGCCCCGAGCGTCCAGTTCCCGCCTGCCGTGATAATGGCTGTCTCGGCAAGGTCGGCTATCTTCCCGTCAAAAACGCCGGTTGCCTCTGTTGCAGAATACAGGTCGATGTCAACAACACCGCCTACGGGAACTTCGAGACAGGTCATTCTGCCGGTCAGTATGGTGCCGTTCTTTGCCGCCGTGATTTGTCCGAGATAAGCGGGGTCTGTGCCTTGGCCGATAATGTCAAGGTCGGTAGTCGATGAGGAAAGGCCGGTCAGGTCAATCAGGATCGATGTCTTGATGATATCCCCGATACGGATCACACTGGATTTGAACACCGTGCCGGTTCCGCCGGAAATGCCAGCGCCGGGAGCGCCGTTGGTGAGGCTTTCTATGTCCAGTTCCCCACCTGATTCAACGGTAATCTTGCCGCCCGAAGCGACAACAAGTTCATCACCGCCCTGTTTCCTGTAAACTTTTGGTTGATAAGTTGTATCTGACATTTTAAATTCCTCCTATCCGTTGGTTGCCCCCGGACGGGCCGGATTAACCCGCCCGGAGTATCCATTAAAGGAACGGGTTAAGATCCCACTACTGTCGTTTTGGCCGCGAGCGTTGATTCTGCGGGTATGGGGGCCATTTTCCCCTTGTACCTGATGCAGATGGTCGCGCCGAAGGTGATAACATCCGTGGCCGAGGTAACATTGCCGTAGATGTACCGTTTCTGCGGTTTGTAAACGTCTACGATCAGGAGTTTCCCGGCGTAAGTCGTGCCGTTCGTTACCGTCGCCGTAGCGCCAGTAATCAGGGAACCGGAAGCGGCGTTTGCCGTATGGCCCTTGACGTTCAGGGTCGCCACGCCTGTTGCGGCGCCTGTCACTATCGGAGTGACAAAGAGAGCACCATCATATCCCTGCATATCAAAGACAGTCGTGTCGGAATCGGTATTGTTGGCGCTGGCTATAGCCGCCAGTGCATAATCGATTGCTGCATTTTTGGAAAGGTTCATGTCTGTTACCCCCTTATTTTTTTCATTTGATTACGCCAGTTTTACGCGGGCGAATGCTTCTTCCAGGACCGGCATACCATCACTTTCAAGCCGACCGATGAAGCCGATCTGGTTTGTGGCCGCGTAAAGCTCGTTAAGCCGCTGTACCCTCATGTCCAGGGCATCAGCGATCCAGTAATTCGAGAAATCCCCGATGATACCAACATACAGGCCGGAGGTAAATGTGGCCGGGCAGTATTCGGACATCTTGTAAGGCCGCGCGAGGATCATGTCAGGCTGGCCGCCCTTGATATCCGGGTTCCAAATATACTGGCCGTCGCCGTCTTTCAGCTTGCGAAGCATTTTGATCGCGTCGCGGTGAAAGATCCAAGTGGCTTTCTGGTGATACTGGCCCTTGAGGCTGTAAAGGGCGTTGATAAGGCCGTCCGTGGTGAAAGCCGTTGTCGTGTTGCCCGTGGAAACGTCCCGGCTTGTGCTGATACCGAAGCCGGATGTCGCTGCCGTAAACACGCCCATGGGCTGATTGGAGCCGGAGCCGAGAAGATAGGCATATTCCGCTACAACTGCGAACTTGTACGCAAGCCGCTGAATGACGAGGCTTTCCGCGTCCATGGCGGCGGTGCGAAGGAGCTTTTCGGATACCTTGATGAGCTTCGCCAGGGGATGAGGGGTAAGTTCGCGCCTTCCGAATGACATTGTACTGTCTTCGGTCCCGGTGGCGATCTCTGCGGTCCACGTCGGATCGGCGGGATCGTTGTCGAGGGAAGGAGCACCGAGCGATTCGGCTTTCGTGACGGGGTAAACCGTCGCCATGCTCCTGATAAAGACCTCGTTGTCCATCGCCTGGATGAGTTTCATGATGAACTGCTGCGGGGCGACGAGGAAGCCGCCGTAAATGTCGGCGTCCATCTGAAGCGCGCGGAGCTCTTCACCAACAATGGCCTGCAGGCCGCGGGTAAGGAAGGTGTTGAAGGCTCTCTGCATAACTACCGCGTTCGACTGAACGGGTATTTTAAGGCCGCGATACTCGATAAACTGAGGCTCGCCGGTGCGCTGGCCTTCGGGCGCGGCCTTGAAACGGTCTGCGTCCTCAGTTGTGGCCTTTTCGCGTTTCTCAAGGGCCTCTTCCCTTTCGATCTCTTTCGTGATCGCGTCGAATCTCGCGTCCATGTTCTCGTAATTCGTGTTTTCGTCGGCGGTCAAGGCCCGTTTCTCTGCATCAGCCTTGTCGAGCAGTGCCCGCTGATCGGTTATCAGTTTTGCCCGCTCTGCAAGGAGTTTTCTTATTTTCTCGTTCATTTTACGTTTCCTCCTGATATTTTTTCTTTTTGATCGAGTTTGCGTTTCATAAGCCCTACTTTATAGGCAAGGTCGGGTGTTACAGACCCATGATTTTCCTTGTTCCAGCCCTCTTTTGACCTCAAGGCGACCGTCGTGTCCGGGTATGCAGGAAAGGTCACCGGGGAAACATCGAAAAGTTCCACCTCAAGGAGCGTCCTTACGTCCTGCCCGTCCTGCATTTCCCATCTGTCGGTGATTGTGCGAAAGCCAAAGGACATCTGACTTACATCCCCACGTTCAACAGAGGCCATGAGGTCACGCGCCCACTGCGCATCGGGCGGTATGGCGTCGATTTTCAGGCCGTGGGCGTCCTCGGAAAGGGTCAAGGTGCCGCTTTTCGTCCTGGCAAGGACATAATCAGAGTTGTGATTCCTCAAAGCCCTGACATCATCCTCTTTGCAGGCCCGGGTGAAACATCCGGGCTCAATTCTCTCCCGGAATCCCCCCAAATCTTCGGAAAGGGAGTTGAAAACAGCGGCATAGCCGATAATGTGCTTTACTCCGTTGTCGTCAACGGCCCGGATCTCCGTCGCCGGGATATATCGACGTTCAATTTCAGGCGTTTTTCTTTTTTCTGCCATCGTCCTTCACCTTTTCCTTGTTTTCCCGCGTCTCGTGCTTGGGTTTGACAGCGGTTTCGTACTGTTTTTTACTCATTTTGGGCCCCGTTATCGTCTTTCTTGCCGTTATTTGCCGCGATTTTACCCGCGTCTTGCGCTGGGATCATGTTCAAGGGAACCATGTAAAGGTCGCCGCCTTCGACGGGATTCATATTCTTGATCTCTCTTATGTCGTTTGTCGACAACCATCCCCATTGTTTACCGGCCCTAAAATAAGCGGTTTGCGCCGCAAGGTCGCCACGCATACGAGAATCAATGTCGAATTGAAAGAAATACTCGTCGCGCTCATCCGAACGGAGCAACGCCCGTGAGTATTCCTGTTCCCAGAGAACAAACCAGGGAAGCATTGTGTTTTCTATAAACTCGATGCCCTGGTGCTCGATGTTGTTGTTCGTCGAACGGTCCAGGTCGGCAATCATATGAGGAGGAATGAGGAAGAGGCGGGCGATCTCGTTGATCTGGAATTTCCGCGTCTCAAGAAATTGGCTATCCTTCGGGTCCACCACAATTTTATTTGCCTTCATGCCTTCTTCCAGGAGCATGAGGCGATGAGCATTGCCGAGGCCACTGTATATGTCCGTGAGCGACTTTTTAAGGTTGCTGTGGCCTTGTGCGCTCAACTTATTGGGGTGTTCGACTATCATTCCCGGGTGTGTACCTGAGCCGAAGAACCGTGACCCGAATTCCTCTGTCGCCAGACCGAGGCCGATGGCTTCACGAGCAAGGGTGATCGGGGAATAGCCCATTATCCCGTCATAGCCGAAACCGGGAATGTGGAGCATGTACCCTTTCGGAACAATAAACCCCTCCGTGTTCAGCTTCTTATCATCCGACGATGGATAGTAGCGATAAATAAGCTCGCCATTGACCCTTTCGACCTGTATCTTGTCGGGCCTGATAGGCCATATCGCCTTAGGATAGCCCGCGTTACGCCCGGATAACTCCCAATCGATGTAGGAATAATTATTACCCCAGGAGGCAAGGTGCCCTTGTAGCGTCGATCTGTAGCGCATGGCGGTCATTTCGGGGTTTGGAAGGTAACGAACGAGGTTAAAAAGGGGATGTTTGCGGGCCTTTTCTTTGCCTCCGTTCGGCAATCTCCGGTACAGATAGAGAGGAAGGCTGCCGACGGTACGGGAAAGGATGTTGACACAAGCAAAAACAGCCACAAAATACATGGCCGTTGAAGAAGTTACGCGGACGCCCGCACTGGTTTCAACGCCACCACCCGAAAAATACTCAACAAGCCACTTTTCGGGCGTTGCCAAAGATGATCTGACTTTCTGCTTTATCCATGTTCTGATACTCAATTCATGTCACCCGTCCTTGCGCAAGAAGCGGTGAAGCTGTTAAGGACAGGTTACTGATATATATTCATATGGTCAAAGCGGGTGAGGGGGTTTTATGGTATCAAAAGCGTGACATAGATTTACAAAAGAGATACATGAAAGGACAGCGCGTAAAACTTATTATGAGTGCCATTCCTTTATTCCTAGCGGTTCTATGGCTATCATATATTTTTGTGGAATTTTGTCTGCACATGCTATGTATAAATCAGCGTTCGGGTAATCTTGCCGATATAGCAATAGCTGTCCTATGGCACTTTGTATATTCCCGGGAGTAGGTTTGTTTTTTACTTCGATAATTGTGGGCGGAGCGCCCGGAATAAATATATCAATAATGCCATAATTAGTCTTGAACTGGCGCTTTCTTCGCGTATGTTTAGGCAAACTCGCTATAATTTTATCTTCCACCATCTTCTCGGGCCCACAATATTCCGATGGAAGCTGAATGAGGCGTTCTTCTTTTACTTTTAAGTATGCCTCTCTGGACAGTACCGGCCTGCCAAATTCATAATTCAGAAGCCCAATCCTTGTAAGTTCTTTTTTGGCCGTTCTTTTGTCTTTTACCCCAATAAAATTACATATGCTTTTCCAGCCACGGCACACTATCGGTTCTATCTTCATGCGTTTATTCCCCTCTGATTTCTTTCCCGGTACGCTTCAAGGCTTAATACCGGCGTTCTTTCGTCATAGCTCAATAATTTCATCTTCTTGAGTATACGTTTTGCCGTCCTCTTATCCTTCACGTCGAGGACCTTGCAGATGCTTTTCCAACCTCGGAGTTGTAATTGGGTCAAAACGCCATCCTCGCTTTTATCTCTTCGGCGGTCATGCCCTCATAGACCGATTTCTCTTCCCCTTCTTCCAGTATCCCGCAGGCCATAACCGCCGCAATGATACCATCTATCCTGCCGATGCTCCGGGACTTGTCGTATTTCTTGTTTTCTGCCGCATCTTCCACGGCAACCACATTCGAAGCGCACCACGTTAAGCAGGGGTTCCCGTCATGCCTCATGGTTTCCTCGGTGAACTTGGTTTCGAATATCTTGATCGCCGGGCTCATGGATTGATAGCCCTGTCCGAATTCGACCATCTCGGGAAGGGTGGCGCCCAATCGTTCCCGGTCCTTTTCGAAGTCCTTCATTTTCCAGCGATCAAAGGCGATTTTCTGGACGTTGTAAGCACTGCACAGTTCCACAAGTTCGGTGATGACAAACTCATAATCCACCGTCTTGCGGTCGATGGCGTTGATATAGCCGGCATCACGCCACGCGATATAGGGAACGTGATCCGTTTCCTCCTTCCGGTATATGCCAATCCCGGGAATCCAAAACCAGACCTTGAGACGCCACAAGGGGTCGTCCTCACGGGGTTCGAACATGAGGGCAAAGGCGGTAAGGTCGTTAACCGCCGACAGATCGAGGCCACCCCACGCCCGGCGCCCCGTGAGAATGTCTACCGGATAGTCTTTATCCTGGCAGGCCATCCACGCCTCACGGGAAATAGCCGGATTCTCTGCTTCGGTCCAGATGCAGAAACACAGACGCTTGACCGTGCTCATCTTCGAAGGCATACCGCGGGCTTCTTTGATCTGACCGCGGATATATTCATATCCGGGGATGCCGGCATCAAGGGAAGGGTTGACCTTCGCCCACAAAGATTCGTCCTCAAGGTAGCGGTCCTCTTCAAGGTCCTCTTCGTCGAGGGCGCAGATATAGGCGAAAAACTCGTCGTTCTCAAGCTGTTCACAGGCTATCTTCGTTCCCATGTCGTGGTATTCCCACCCGACCGTTGTTTTGTCGTGGCCGGAATTGGTGATCATGAAGGAAAGGGGCTGCCGGCGGAACTTGAAGCCGGCGCGAAGCATTTCTATAACCGTGCCGTCCCGGTGTTCGTGGATCTCATCAAGCAGGGCCATGTGTGGGCGGGGGCCTGATTGTCCTTTCTTCTCAGAAGAGATCGGGCGGAAGAAGGACCCTTTGACCGGGTAAGACAGGCTCCATCGTTTTTCGCCCGTGCCGGATGCCACGAGGCGTTTCTGTAATTCAGGGGATTGGTCATAAAAAGCCATAGCATCCCTGAAAAGGACCATGGCTTGGTCTTTGTAGGTTGCGGCCGCATATACTTCGGCGCGGGGCTCGTTATCAGCTACGAGGCCCTTGAGGCCGATACCGGCGGCTAGGGGGGACTTGCCACTATTGCATGTCGGGACAAGGTTATGCCCTGCCAAAAACATATGGTCCTCACTGGCAACCGTGATGCAGCGGACAGGAACCGATTCAACCTGATCACAAGCAACGATCATGCGGCCGCGGCTCAGCGGGCGCGTTCGCGGTTCGTCTTCCAAATTGGCAAACTTTCTTGCAAGCCTAACAGGAGGCTGTGACCGATAGGCCTGAAACCCTATACGCCAGCGGGGACCTATGGTTTTTCCGTTCAATTTTGCTTCACTTTCCCTGATCACACATTTATAGCCAAGCGACCGAAGAAGAGACAGGACATCGTTTGCCAAACGTTCGTCGCATAGAGTAATTTCGCACTTTCCGCCCTTTGCAACGTGGCCGTCTGTGTCCATCAGGCCCTGAAGAAGAGACAAGCGCTGTCGAACCCCCGCCCTAAAATAAGGTGTGATGATCTGCTTTTTACGAAACAGCCCGAGAGATGCCATTAATTCGTTCATAGAAATATTGTTGCGTCGAGATAATCCCGTACCGTTTCGCTTCAAATGGTCGCGTTCTCGATCGCACGCACGGCAATGCGAGCCGTTCGCATGCTTCGAGCGCTCGTGGCCTCTCGCGCACCTTGATTGATCCTGCAGCCCGAAGGCCTGTCTAAACGCTCGGTTGCCTGGTCTGCAATGCCGCTTCCCGAGAATGTAGCCTGCATCGGCTATGTATTGCATGATTTCGTCGTCTTCACAGGTTATCCTGGCCGCATCGCTATCCCCATCGCCGAGCCATGCTCCAAGCGTGTATGGGTCTATTGGCAGTCGAATATCTGGCAAATCGAGGGCAGGAGACACTTCAACCCTATGATTCCACTTTGCCTGGGGATGCCTGCTGCTCGAAATCGGCATTGATAGAGTCGCCGCTATATGAGCCGTGTTCTTCTTCTCATACTCACCTACCGTCGCGTCCTTGCGTGGTCCTGGCCTTTTTCCATTTCTGAGAACTGCGGTATACCACTCGTGTTCGGCATCGGCTACGATTTCTGCTCCATCAGAAAAACGCAGACGGTAGCATTTCCGGGCAGTGAAAATAGGGCTTACGCCGACAACAGGGGTTGGCTTCCCCTGAGAATTGAACACGATGTCGCCTGTTTTGATCTCGCCCATAGTGGTCCAGCCATTCACTGTAGCAATGGGAGTGTCCAGGGCGAGCGGGCCCTTCGGCGTCTCAATGAAGGCAACGCGGAAACGGCGCATCCCGTCACTCTTGCGTTTCCATCCAAACAGCGACCCGATAATAAATGACTGCCAGGGGAAAAGAATGAAGGGCAGGCCTTCGAACTGGCCGCCGTTCAGGCAAAGGCATTCTTCGAAAAAGGCTATCGCCTCTGCCGCCTCGTGCTCGTCGTAATATAAACCCCGGGTCCCGGCGTTCTTGAGGTCATTAAGGTGGCGCTGACAGGCTCCCCTTACAAATGGTCCTGCCACGATCTCGCCGTTGATTACCGCCTGAGCATACGCGGTACAGCGGTCAACTGGCTTAGAAGAAGCGTTCTTTGCCTTTCTCTTTTGTGTCTTCGGGTTCATCTTCCTCCAGGTTGAAATTTCCCCTGTTCGCTGCCGGGGTGAGGTAAAACTGCTTGCAATAGTCAAGGAATCGGGCTGAGTACTTCCGTTTCAGGTCGGAAAGGGCGCTTTCTTTGAGGTTTTGGCCTTCCGTGCCGTCCTTGAGGCTCCACTTATCGTCAATCTGCAAAAGCGCCCTGTTACCCGGGGTGACTATCTCGGCTTCACATTCGGGGCACTTGAGGACCGTGCCGGCGTCGATCATCTTCCTGATGTCGACTACCCGGGAGTGAAGATCGCAGAGCTCGGCAAAGGCATCCTCGGAAAGCACGTTAAGGTGGCCCCGCTTGATCAGGATCGGGGACACCTTATCCCAATAGGCTGAGGCTATCGGGTTGAGGTTGTCGGGTTTCGTGATGTTCGAAGGGATATCGGACGCCTTGCCCGTGGGAGGTTTCTTTTTGCCAGACTTTGAGGTAGGGGCGGGGCGTTTCGGTGCCCTGCGCAGGCGGACTTCCTCGGCCTTGCGACATTTCGGGGAACAGTAGTTCTGATTGGGGCGGCCGGTGAACTCCATCTTGCAGGATTTGCACTTTTTAATCATCCCACGAACCTCCGTGGGAGGAAAGAAAAGTGGGAGGATATGTAAATCGAGGGGCCAGCGCGGTTCCCTGTTCTG